TTTTAGAGATATTAATGTTTATTCTGATACAGCAAAAATTATTGCTCAAAGAGTGGGCGCTGGCAGCTCATCAACGTTGCAATTTCAATTAAGAGGTTCAGAAATAATGCGTATAAATAGTTCTGGGTTAGTTAATATTCCTGCTTATGCAGATGGTAATAAATTTACAATAACATCTTCGGCAGGTTCAAATCATAATATTATAGAAATGGGTCAATTAGGCTCAGACGGATTTCTAGATGTATCAGAAGCAGGTGGTAATATAGTAAGTCATCTTTCAGGCTATACAGGATATGCAAGTTACTTTTTATCTAACGTAGGAATCGGAACGACTACAGTTCAAAATAAATTCGTAGTAAGAGATGCTGGTAGTGGATTTAATTCTACAATCCAAACATCAACAGTAAGTATTATTTCTAAAGAAATGACTGATAATGCTTATCATTCTATTTTACAATTAGTTGCTGTTCGGCAAAGCTTAACAACAGGACAATTTTCAAATGGATATTTAGGGTTTTCTACAGTAGATGATTCTAATAATCAAGGTCAACTAGATGCAGGTAGAATAGCTATTGTAAATGAAAATGGTGTAGCAAGAAACTCAGCCACAGCTTTAAGTTTTTGGACAAATCCCGGTGGCACACAAACAACAGCCGCTGTTGAAAAAATGCGTATAACATCTGGGGGTAGAATTATTATGACAGGATTAGATGGTAAAACTCAAGTTCACCCGGATGTAAGTTATCGTACATCTGATGGAGAATTATTTTATCAAACCTCTTCAATTAGATATAAAAAAGATATAGTAAATCTTGAAAATTCTTTAAATAAAGTTGATTCATTAAGGCCTGTGAGATTTACAGATATTAATACTAATGAACCCTCTTTTGGTTTAATAGCTGAAGAAACAAATGAAATAATCCCAGATGTAGTGTTTACTAAAAATGAACAAATTGAAGGAATAAGTTATTCAAATTTAACACCTTTCTTAATTAAAGCAATACAAGAACTAAAAGCAGATAACGATAGCTTAAAAGCTAGAATAGAAACGTTAGAAAATAATTAATATGGCACAAACTAAAGTAAAACTTATATCAGACGGGGTAATAGTCCAGAGTAATTTACATCCTAGCCACGGTATCACAACTGCTGATATTGGCGAAGGCAGTAACTTGTATTATACAGATGCTAGAGTAGGTTCTTACTTATCAACAAATAGTTTTGCTACAGAAAGCTATGTAGGCACACAAATAGCTAACCTAGTTGATTCGTCGCCTTCAGCACTTAATACACTAAATGAATTAGCTGCAGCACTTGGTGATGACGCAAACTTTAGTACAACAGTTACCAATTCAATTGCGTTGAAAGCACCGTTAGCCTCACCTAGTTTTACAGGAAACGTAGGAATCGGAACTACTACACTCACAAATTCAAGTGGATATAATACTTTAAGTATAAGTGGCAGTTCTGGTGGGCAAATAGCTTTTCAAACATCAGGAGCTGGAAAGCATTTTATCTATAGTACTGCTACAGATTTAGCTTTTTATAATGGTCAAGCTGGTAATTTAATATTTTATACTGATGGTTCTAATGAAAGAATGCGTATAGACAGTTCTGGTCAGGTTTTAATTGATATTGCAGGAACTAATGGTAGCGACCTTTCAACAGGTGGTGTAGCATATAGAAATAATAGTGGTTCTTATTTACAATTATCTTCTGGTGTACATACAGATGCTGCTGTTGCTTATTTTTACAGAAAGGATGTTGGAGGCACAAGTGTTGAATCATTTGGAAATATATCTAATAGTGGATTAGGTTTAGTTTTAAATGGTGGTGCTAATTCAAATCAATTAGTGTTATCTCAAGGTGGAAACGTAGGAATTGGAACGAATTCGCCAAGTACTACATTACAAGTTAATGGTAATACAAACTTTGGTAATGCCGCCCAACCAGCAAATACTTCTAATTATATTAATAACTTTAATAACGACTTAGCTTTATTAATTAAAAAAATAAGCACAGGAGTTGGTGATTATTTAAGTATTCAAGACAGTACTGGAAGCTCTAAGTTTATAGTAAAAAGTTCAGGCAACGTAGGAATTGGTACTGATTCGCCTGATGCTAAATTAGAAGTAGAAGATACAACACCTGTTATACAAATCAAAGGTACTGGAGTTGGAGTAATGGGTTTAAAAACTTTAGATGGAGCAGGTCTTGCAGGTGGTTTAACTTATGATTCAAGTACAGGAGAACAAAGATTGGTGGGTGCTGCAAGTTATGTTTTTCAAACAATGTATGCAGGAGGTTCAGAAAAAATGAGGATAACATCTGGGGGGGATGTTGGAATCGGAACGAATTCGCCTGATAATAAATTAGATGTAAGAAATGGGGAGTTAACAGTTAGACCAAGCTCTTCTGGTAATGGAGGTTTAGGTAAAATTGGTCATTCTAGTAGTAATGCTATTTTACAATTATATGATTCGTCAGGAAATGAAGATGTAAGAATTTCTACAAGTTTAAGTTCATATTTTAACGGAGGAAACGTAGGAATTGGAACTTCATCGCCTTCGGAAAAGCTTCATGTTAACGGGGGTAATATTAGAATTAGTTCTGTTAATAATGCAAATCATTTAAATATTCAAAACAATGCGACTGGAACAAGTGGTGTTTTTGAAGAAAGAATAAAATTTTTAGGATGGAATGATAATGAAAACGCTGCTATTACTGGTATAGGTAACGCCTATTTTGGTTCCCCTGTTAACGCTTTGGCTTTTTCAGTTTCTGCTGCGGAGGCAATGAGAATTAAACATGGAGGAAACGTCGGGATCGGGACGACAAACGCAGATTCAAAATTAAAAGTAGAAGCTAAAAATGCTTCAAATGTTATTTATGCAGGGTTTAGAGTTGGTTATAATGCAACTTCAAATAATTATTACGATGCAGATACCCACCATTTCAGATTAGGAACCGGGAGTAGCGCGGGGGGAAATTTATATGTTGGCGGTGGTGTTTACTTAGGTGGAACCGCAGCTGCTAATAAATTAGACCACTATGAAGAAGGAAATTGGACTCCGGTTATTGCTCATAACGATGGCACAGGGGCTATTCCTTTAACCGTAGATTCTGCTAGATATGTTAGAGTTGGAGATTTGGTTTATGTTGCCGCTTATTTAACAGCTATAAATCCTAATGGAAATGCAGGAGGCAGTGGTGCTTATTACGGAATTAGAGGATTTCCTTTTCAACCAGAAAATTATGGTGCTTGGCAAATAGTTTATGCTAGCAGCGGTATAACAGCATATGGTGGTTACTCGAGTGCTGCAAGTTTATATTTTATGGCAAACGGTACTAATGGTCAACGATCACAAACACATGTTAATGGTGCTGGGGTCAATGCTTGGGGATCAGGTGTAACATTAATGATGAATTGTGTTTACAATATTAATGGGTAAAAATAAATAAAATGAGTTTAATTAAAAAAAGAATACAAGATCAAATAGAAATAGTTACTGAGTATAAACATATTCAAGTAAGATATTCAGATCAAATTATTGAAGATGGTAAGGTTATATCAAGTTCTTATCATAGGTATATGGTACATTGTGGTGAAGATGCAAAAGCTATTGAGCATAATGTAAAAGCTCTAGCTGATATATACTGGACAGATGAAATAAAAGCAGCATACCAAGCGAGTTTAGAAATAGAATAATATGGCAAATACTAAAGTAACAGGTGATTTAATAGCGAGCTCAACGATAGCTACAGGTAACATAGCAGATAATGCAGTTACTAGCGATAAGATAAGTGGTATTACAACAGCTCATATTACTGAAGGTTCTAATCTGTATTACACAGATGCAAGAGCTGATGCAAGAGTTGCACTTATAGTGGATTCCGCGCCTGCAACTTTAGATACATTAAATGAATTGGCTGCAGCATTGGGGGACGATCCTAATTTTGCCACTACAACCGCAAATAGCATCGGGCTAAAAGCGCCATTAGCATCACCGTCATTTACTGGTAATGCAACTTTTGCAGGTTCAGTTACTATCAATAATAATACACCTTTAATTGTTAATGGTACAGACCCTCTAATTAGTTTTCAAAATTCAGCAACTAATCATTGGCAAGTAGGATTAGAAAATACTAATTCAGATAGATTTGTTTTTTATGATAATAATGCTGCTGCTTATCAATTAATATTAGAATCAACTTCAGGAAACGCAACTTTTGCAGGAAATGTAACAACACAAGGAGGACTGAATATTACAGGAACAAATAATATAACATCTACCTTAACATTAACAAATACAGCATCAACTCCAGATAATTCTTGGTCTTTAATACCTCAATATAATTCACAAGATTTACATTTATTAGAAGATACAACTACACGGGTAACTTTTAAAAGTGGAGGAAACGTAGGAATCGGAACTGCTTCACCTAACGGAGTAAAATTTCAAACTGTTCAAACTGCATTAGGAGATTGGACTGGTGGTTTTAAAAATTATACGGCTGGTGGTTATGGCTTAAGAGTTGATATGTCTGGTGGATCTGGTCAAAATGCGGCTTTTCAAGCATATACTGCAACTGGTTTGGGTGTTATAATTAAAAATAATGGTTTAATGGGTATTGGTACTTTTACGCCTAACGCTTCTTTAACTGTAGTTGATAATTCAGATGGTTCAAGCACACCTTTAGTAGTTGCTTCAGGAGATGGTTCTTTTGATGTTAATCAAGAAGTGAGAATAAATTTTTCACAAGGACCTGGCAGTTCTTTTTCTAGTTCTGCATCTTTAGGGCATATTGGTTTTGCATATACAGGTGGTTCTTTTAAATCTGCTTTTATTGTAAAAACTAACACAACAAATGCGTCTGACCAATCTGAAAAAATGCGTATAGACAGTTCTGGAAATGTCGGGATTGGGCGAACTGACCCTAATGCTAGATTAGATATTAAAGGCGCAGGTGCTTCAAATGGTTTAACTTTTGAAACTAGTGACGCATCTAATAATCAAACTTTTTACATACAAGATGGTGGTAGAGTTGGTGTAAGATACTATCCTTTTGTAATAGGGGCTGATAGTTCTACAACAGTAAGTGGATTATATAATAAACTTGCAGTTTATAATTTGTCAACTAGAGTTGTTTCAGTAAATTATCAAGATAGCATAAATACAATAATGTCTCATGCAGGTGCGCCAAACTACGGCCTAGAAGCATTAACTATAAGAGGTGATTATATTGCGTTTTATACAGATTATGATCCTAGCCATTACCAAGGGGTAGAAAAAATGCGTATAGACAGTTCTGGAAATGTCGGGATTGGAACAACTTCGCCTTCTGGTAGATTAGAAATAAAAACTGGTAGTTCGTACACAGGGCATACCCAACCAAATATAAAACTAATTAATTTTGGTTATAGAGATGCTGAATTAAATGTTTTTGCTGAAGGAAGCTATTTTACTCATTACTTTGAAAACTACTCAGGTGGAAATGGAAGATATTACGATAGATCACTAGAGATTGTTTGTAAAGGTTCGCCTGATGGTACGTATGGGGAAGGTGTTATAAAGTTTAAAGCTAATCCAATCACCGCAGGTTCTGATGTTGCAGAAATAATGAGAATTACTGGCGCAGGAAAAGTAGGTATCGGAACGGCTTCGCCTAGTAAAAAATTAACTGTTGATGGAGGTATTTTAGTGGGTGGAAATAACACTGATGTAGGTGCATCACAAATATATGGAGATATAAGAAGACCCCAAAGTCAATATTATTGTGAAAGAATATGGAAAAGGAATTCAGGAGCAACGCCGCAAACATATAATGTAGCTAGGCAATGGCATGATCACGCAAACTGGTCGGGAGGCCACATAAACGTAATAATATGGGGTACTGGCCCAACTTTAGGTGAACTATACAAAGCTGATTTTTCCTGTGGTTATGGATATAGTGGAGGTGGAGTCCATGTAGCAGTAAATTTTAACCCAGGAGGAATAGCCCTCCCAGTTTGGGGATCCGCGGTGCAAGTAAGCGGTAATATCCACTACAGGGATTTAACAATTACCCCACCAGCTTATAATACATATGTAGTGCAGGTAATAAACCCAGGTGGTATAATACAAACATATAATATAAATAATACAGGACAAGCAATTTATTTTTACCCACAATAATAAAAACAACAAGAAATAAATAAATAATTAAAAAAATGGCAAACACTTACAAATGGACAATTAATGCGTTAGACGCAAAAATTTCCCACGATAGCAAAGATAATGTTATCAACACAATTCACTGGGGATATTCTGCAGTAGACAATGATGATGCAACAAAAACAGCTTCATCTATAGGTACACATAGCGTTGTATATGACGCAGATAATTTTACTGAATATGCAGACATAACTGAAGCAAATGTAATAGCTTGGTTAGAAGCTGGATTAGATGTAGAAGCTATGAAAGCTAGTTTAGATTCACAAATTGAATTACTAAAAACACCAGTTGATACAACATTTCACGCACCTTTTGCAGTGGTACCTGAAGTACCATCAGAAGAGGTTGTTGAAGAATAATTAGAAATTAAGTAAAACAAGTAATAATAAATTATAACCCAAACAATTAAATTAAATTTAAAAAATTAAAGATTATGGAAAACCAAGTAAACAAAATTACCCAAGAACAATTAGAGGAACTGCAAGGATATGTAGGAAAACTAAACAATGCGGCATCACAAATTGGAAACTTAGAACTCCAAAAACACCAACTGCAACACGCAGCAAGTGAAGTTCAATCTGACTTAAACAAATTCCAAGCTAAACTTGAAGAAAAGTACGGTAAAGTACAAATTAATATTCAAGATGGAACGTATAAGCCAATTGAAGAAGAAGCTGAAGTTGTAGCAGAAGAAAAATAGATCATGTCACTGGTAAGAAAAATTAGTATAGGTAGAGACTATAAGAATGACGCTATGCACTATGCTGTAGGCCAAGAAGTATATGGTGGCCATACAATATGTGACATAGTAGAAAGTGACGATAAGTTTTCTATTTATATTAAAAAAAAGAACGAAGTATTACCGTGGAAAGACTTTAACAAAAACATGGCAATAGCCGTTGAATATAACTTAGAATATTAATGCAAAGTTTATTTAACTTTATAATTAAACCTAAAAACGAAAGATACGATAATAAAAAATATATTGATGGTCAAGAACTTCTACTAAATACAGAAATTTCTGATCATCAATATGTTAGTCGTGTTGGAATAGTGACAGCAACACCTAAATCAGAAAAAACTGAAATACAAGTTAATGACGAGGTTATATTGCATCACAATGTTTTTAGAAGATGGTATGATGTAAGAGGTAAAGAAAGAAATAGTAGAAGCTATTATAAAGAAGATGAATACTTTGTAACCTCTGATCAAATATTTTTATACAAACGAAACGGTAAATGGCAAGCGCCTAAAGGTTTTTGTTTTGTTAAACCAATTTTATCAAATAATATATTATTAAATGAAAAAGAAGTTCCACTACGTGGAATTATAAAATACGTTGATAAAGAACTTAATGATATAGAAAAAGAAGATTTAGTTGGTTTTACACCAAGCAGTGAATACGAATTTATTGTTGATGGTGAAAGATTATATAGAGTACCAACTAATTCAATATCGATTAAGTATGAACGTCAAGGAACAGAAAAAGAATATAATCCAAGCTGGTTATGAAGCAGTCAAAGAGCTCATCAAAGTTGCAAAAGAACCGATTGTTGAAACTGATGATGATGTTTCAGCCGATCGACTCAAGAACGCTGCAGCCACTAAAAAGCTCGCAATATTCGATGCATTTGAGATCTTAAATAGAATCGAAATTGAAAAAGCATTATTAGAAGGTAAGAATATAGAAGAAAGAGCAGAGTCGTTTAAAGGCTTTGCGGAAAGAAGATCTAAGTAATGTACGAGCAATCATTATATCGCGTTATAGAGCCTATAAAAATCAATACGATTAAAAGGCTTAATAAAACAAAAAAGTGGAAATACGGATACGATAAGGACCATGACGTGGTTGTTATCAGCAAGACCGGGCAGATTGGTGATGTGTATAGCATACAAAATTTAAAAATAGCATTGCCTCCAGCGCCGAAGAACTTATATAAGGGAAATAACAAATGGAGTAAAATAGAATATCCAAAAGAACTTGCAAAGTTAAAAACGATATTTGATTGGAAAGATTTACCGAATGAATTTAAAAATAAGTGGAATGCATATATTGATACAGAATTTACCAAACGCGATGAAGGTTATTGGTTCTATAACAAAGATGTTCCTACTTATATTACTGGGTCTCATTACATGTACTTGCAGTGGACTAAAATCGACGTGGGGGCTCCAGACTTCAGGGAAGCAAACAGATTATTCTTTATATTCTGGGAAGCTTGCAAAGCAGACGTTCGATGTTACGGAATGTGCTACCTCAAGAATAGACGGAGTGGGTTTTCATTCATGGCATCAGCAGAGACTGTTAACCAAGCTACCATCTCTTCAGACTCTAGGTTTGGGATATTATCCAAATCTGGTGCTGACGCCAAGAAAATGTTTACAGATAAGGTCGTTCCAATATCCGTTAATTACCCATTCTTTTTCAAACCCATACAGGATGGAATGGATAGGCCTAAGACGGAATTGGCTTATCGTGTACCCGCAAGTAAGTTTACAAAGAAAAGTATACTCACGAATCAAAGGAACGAGGAACTCGCGGGATTGGACACTACCATCGACTGGAAGAACACGGGGGACAACTCCTATG